TATATATATATTACTTGTATATATATGTATTTATAAAGATCTGGAACAGATAAATTGGAACGTATATTCCATACAACATTCAGAAAGCAACACGATCGCTTAAGTGAACAACTTGAATTCTAAAGTTTTTATTTTTTTAACGAAAGAGCTAAAATGTCAACAACGCCGCCGCCACCACCATCACCATCGACGCTGTCTCCAGTTTCCTCATCGCAGTTGTCTTGTCAGTCGTCACAAACGTCGTTGATGATGTCGCCGTTGTCATCAGAACCATTTGGTTTGGCACCATTGCTTAAGGAACATTTTAGTCGGAAATTGCCATATACTATCGTTGTTGAGGGCAATATTAGCAGTGGCAAATCGACATTTCTCAAATATCTGGAAAAGTATGAAGATACCATGGTCTTGATACCCGAACCCATTGAAAAATGGCGCAATGTTAATGGTGAAAATTTATTGGAAAACATGTACAATGATGCAGCTGCCTGGGGACCATCGTTTCAGTCATATGTACTCTTTACAATGATTCAATCGCATCTGCTTGATACTAATGGCGTTTGTAAAGTGATGGAACGTTCATGCCATAGTTCGTTTCATTGTTTCACCAAATACTTGTACGACAGGAAGTTCATTGAACCGGCAAAATATTCAATCTTAAAAACTTGGTACGATTTTAATAATTCAATCTTTAACTTGGATGTTCATTTGACGATTTATATTCGAACATCGCCTGAAGTTATCTATGAACGAATGTGCAAACGTGGACGATCGGAAGAGGTTAATGTGACGCTCGAGCAATTGACTCGTATGCATAATATATATGAAAATTGGCTCTTGGGACCAAATTCATCGTTTAAAGGTCGCATTATTTTGTTGAATGGCGACTTGGATATGGATGAAATTCAAAACGAATATACTAGAATTGAATGTATCATAAATGATATTTTTAGTAAGATAAAAGAAACCATGTAATTTGAAAAAAAAATAAATATACGTTTATATATCATCATTATTTAAATCAAACTGTTTGCTTGCTTCATTTTTAATATTGGATAATTGAGTGTAAATATAATTGTAACTTGATTGGGCAATCGAATTATCAGAAACGTTATTTATTTCGAGCAACTTTTGTACAATTGGTGCGTTTTCATTGTAAAATTTTAATATCGCCTGATTGAATATGCTATTGTTGGTTATATCTTCGGGTGTAACGTTTGTATCTTGAAATTGTAGCAATAAAGCATTTTTCAAACAATATAATATTTGCAATTTTGTTAAATTGGCAAAGTAAAAATCTTGCTGTTGATACATCATGGTAGGTGGATATTGTTCTCCGAAATCAACATCCTCGAATATTGATTCGTTTTTATATGCGATACGTTTAAGGAGGCTTGATACTCGAGTATATGATTGACTCAAATATGTTGATAATATAATTGTTATTAGCGTGTGTGTTGTTGGTTGCCAATCGATGTTACTTTTGATATACGATGATGATTTTTGTAGACTTTCATCAACGACATTAATGCAATGGTATCGTTCGGCGAAATTTGCCACATAGAATGGTTCCCTTTTTGGTCGATGGCGGTATTCTGCTGTTTTGTCCACATTGGATGTGATTATATTGTGAAAAGTTTGTAGTCCGGTCATCACTGATCCAAATGCGATAGTTTTAATAACACCTTTTATGCTGTCTTCGTATTTTATTTGCCTATAATGATTGGCGCACATCGAACATGGTAGTATTAAATCTATATTGTATACAATGGTTGCGAAATTAAGAAAACTGGTTATATGCCGCCATTCAAATGCATGACTAAGCAATATCGATGTCAGATGCAAGAATTTCCAATATAAATTACCCCATTCAGAGGTTGTATATTTGTACATATTGACATACATCACATTAATATTAATGTTATAAATCATCTTCAGTGTGTCTATAAGATGTTCAAAAATCGCATTATATTTGGGATTAGACATTCGAAATGGTCGACTAAGTTCAAGAAATTCAGATAATATCAATTCATATTCTTGTACGATTGTTGAAATGTTCAAATTTTTAAATTCGTTGGATATTTTATTAGCAAGATCTTCAAATGGTCGTTTGAATGACGTTTCGTTGATATTAACATCAGTTGGTAGATTTTGATAGAGATACACATCCGAGTGATTCATACTATCGTTGAAATTTATATGATTGCTGAGATTATCGTTACGAATATCGTTATAATTGTACGATGGATTTGTTGCTATCAACGATGGTTTATTAACGTTGATGGTACTTTTGCTACTGCTACTACGATCATTGTCGTTCTCCGATGCATTGCTGTTGGTATCAAAATTGTTTTGGTTTTTTGTTTGTTGAGACACGTTATTATTTGATAACGATCGTTGTGGTGTTGTTGGTATCGCTGAATATGATATTGGTGTTGGTGAGGACGATGATAATGATGTTGGTTTTGATGATTTTGATAAATTCGGCATGGTTTTATTGTGATTGTCTTTATTGTCAAGCTCAACATATTTGCGCTTCAAATTTTTTGTGGGATTTTGTACGGCACTCATTTTTTTTTCACACAATGTCCAAAATATACTTTTTTTACTATATATTAAAATTTTATTTTTTTTTCATTAATATCGCTATTTATAACGTATATGCCAATATATGCACATATATATAAAAAAATATGTATATATACGATCGTTTGAATAAAGAAATCTACAGAATGCTCAAAAATGACATAGTTATTACCTAGCATATATATATAGAGAGAGTTTACATTGGCGGATTATTCAGTATAGCTTGTTCACTTGACCAATAACAGCTGTCTACTTAACATTACATTCAAAGATAAAAATTCAACAAAACGTGTTTAAGGGCAAAATGAATCAAATGGACAACAACTCGATGATGCCTCTTGGTATAAATATGAGACAACAACAACAACAACAAACACCACAACAATCTCAACAACAACAATATTATCAAATGCCAACCCAACAACAACCAACTTCTTCGCAAATGCTTGGAACCATGTCTATGCCGCCATCGATGTCTATGCCGACTTTAACACCATCGGCATCACCAGCTCCATCGGCTTCGATGCCAACGCAACCGTCGGGTCTTAATTTTCCAATGCCATCAACGGCGTATGTTAACAATTTAATAGCTGCAACTAATTCTGGATCGTCACAGCAATCTAATGCGAATGCCAACAAATTTGAAGTAGTTAATATGACGTATGAAAATTTCAAATCGGAACGTGAATGTCGATTAAATGCAAGTTATGAGGCTTTAGCCGACGACTTTTCTAAAATCACCAAGATGAATTTACTCGATGATGACAATATGTTGTATACACTTATGGTTCGACATGTCGCTTTTGATAACAAGCAATATTGTTTCGGTGCCCTGGCCAATTTGTATCGTGAACGTTATTCAGATTTGTATAGTAAATATGACAGTTTGTCGGTTTATATTGAATATTGTTTGTCGACAATTATATTTACTAGTGAATCAAAATTGCGAAGCGCATGTATAACCAATGCAGTACGTTTGCCAAATAGCGGTAACTTTGCTGGATTTAGTAAGATTATGCGTAACAAGCGCAAATTGGAAACAACGGATGGATCAACATTGGATGCAAAAATTAGTCGTCGTTCGAATAATAAACAAACAATGCCTCGACATCCATTCTACGATTCAACATTTTATAAAATGAAGCAAATTTTGTTTAGTATTGGTAAATGCACCGAATATTGCATTCCAGCTGAGTTTTCGAGTTTGTCGTTTATGTCGGCACAAAGCACTTTGAACAAGTTGGATAAAACAACAACGACTCCATATCAAGGTTTGAAATTGACATTCCCTAAACCATTGGTTTGTATTCTAAATACTCGTGATTGTAAGAATTTTACATTTATTGATATGGAACATATGTCAAATTTGGCTATAATACTAAACGAGATGACTGGAAAAGCTGTATCACCTACATCATTTTCTTTTGGAACTAAACAAAAAATGGAAATTATCAACATTGCAGATGGTAGAACTATGGAAAAGTCATATACCGATTTCACTATGACTCTTGTACATAATATGTCCATATTTCAATTGATGAACAATTCATTGGTTGGAAAATCATATAGCAGTTATTTGTATCGTTTGGACGATTCATCAAAAATTGACGAACGTTCGCTGGAACAATGTCAAAAATTGATTGATCAAAATCAAAGTGTTGCTGATGATTTGGTTGATAAATTTGAGGCAGCATGTGAAGCTATTAATAGTGCTAATGATGCATCAAATGAATCAAATTTGAATGATGTTAGCTCGGGAAAGACCAACGTTGACATTGATACCAATATTGATGATATAAAATCTGATGGCGTGGATGTTGTGGACGAAGTAGCCATTGTTACTGAATCAAATTAATCATATATGTATATATTTTTGTATTTCCCCCATTACACGTGCATTCGTTTAATAAAAAATTGATATATAAAAAAAACAAATCAACAATAGCGTTTTTTTAATTTTATGGTTAAATATGTATATATAGTTATATCATGTTGATAGCACTATTAGTTGTCATTATTACACTTTTGATAATATTTCAAATTGTTAAAAATGGCTTTGGCGGCGTTCCTAGAAGATCTAAAGGGGATGAGCCGGTCAACGGTGGCAGATTCTGAATCGGTGTTGCGTTCGTTTCGTTCAGAGCTAGCACCGCTACAAGAAGCTATGACCAATATGCCAGTGGCAAAAAATGCTGCTGGATTTATTGAATTGGGCGAAGAATCCGTTGGTTCGGTATCAAAAATTATGCGAGAAGCCAATTTGGCCGAAATTGTAAAAATTTCAGGCAAAGAGGTGCCAATAACAACATCTGAAGTTGCAAAATTCGGAGAACTTATCGGATCAACGCCGGAACGAGCATTTAAAAGTCTTAGTGAAGATATTGCTAAAAATGAGCGAGTATACCCACAATTGAATATATATGGTGGCGAATTTGGAAATATATCTAAATCGGCTGCTAGTGATATTGCTAAAGTCGAAAGTAATTTGTTTCGAAAATATGCCACAGGAAGTATTATATCTTTCACAATCGGTGCCGGAATTATTGTAGCTACTGGTTGGGTTATCCGAGCTACACGACAGCGAGTTGGATGTTTCATGATGACAACAATAAACAATAAAACATCATCCTGTAAAGTACAATCGTATACATGCGATGGCACGCCGGACCTATTATGCCCCGATTCTTTACCATACTACAATGTAACATTGGTGTTGATGAAAATATGTAGCATGGATAACAGTGATGCGCTAAAAAATCGCATAGCTACTGCCGTTGATATACCAGTAGATCAATTAAATGATAAAATTGATCAAATACTCGATGTATATTATAATATTGTCTACACAATTATAACTACAACCAAGGATTTGCCCAAAGTTAATATTTGCTCGGAAAAGAATTCAAAAGTCGAGAACGGTATTATACCACCATGTCGAATGTGTTCGATTACGGCTGATCCAAAATCAACCGAATACATCGACCCCTCAAATATACCGGCTAATATTGCATTTCAATGCGTTGTAAATCCATCCATATTAGACACAATAACTGACGCTGCCATTTCTACGGGCACCAATTTATTTGAAGGTGTCAACAAGGGTATTTTGACTATTGTTAAACCTTTGGGTTATGCTCTATTGGCGTTCATTATCATTGTATTCATAATATCGATTTGCTGGAATCTAATACGTAGAGCCAACATGAAACAAGCTACAAGTTATGATAATATTTCACAAATACGTTTAATCACTTAACCCAGATATACTCATATATACATATAAAGCGATGGAGAAAATAAAACAACATTTTGAAATTTATTTTTTTATTCAAGTTACATATTTAAATATTGTAGCAATTCCATTTTTCACAAAATGTATTCGTGAATTCTTACTTGGTAATGGGATCATATTTGTATTTAACACACAATTAAATTGCATAGCACGTATATAATTAACTGTTGCATCCCAATTAGTGTGTAAATTCGGATCTTGAAATATTATTGGGTATACACAATGATCATGCAAAAAACCAACGACCAAGCAGCAAACGTTGGAGACTTTGAAGCATTTCAAACGTTCGTGAATATCACAGCCAACGTACGCTGAATATTTGACTTGACCTTGATGATATGCAAACCAAATTGCATTACGCGGTAATTCAAACCAATAGTCTCCGTCATACCGTAACGATGTTTCTGGTTTTTGAAACGTAAACGGTAGTACATTATATTTCAGTTCGTTGCATTCGTTAATTATTTTGCAGTTTTTAGTTATACTTGTAAATATATAAAAACTTTCAATAATACTTAAATCGAACATTGAAACGCTTTTAATGAAATGCTCTGGTGTTACAGTAGCTGCTCGCATCAACGCGTTGATGCTATTAAACAATTGCATGGTTAAATGGCCGCTATTTGTGAATTTAGAGTGTTGTGCTTTAAGACCGTACGTTTTATGTGTAGCCAAGTTGAGTGGTAGTCGTATAGAACGTTGATTGTACGACAATATAAATTTGTCAATTATTTCCAATTGTCGAACGCATTGGAATGTATTCATATATAATGGGTATTGACCTTTCGAATAAAAGTCCGCAAAAAACATCATTAGAATTGTGATGCCAAAGTCTTGTAGAGACATACCCAATTCCAAACGGCTAAGTGCCATAAGTTTACCATCTACCAAATAACCATTCATCAAGGCGTTGCTATTACATAGTGGCGTTAATTTGTCAAATGTTGAAATTTTTCCAGCAGATTCGCGAACATTTAATGTTTTATGTTTATAATCGGATTCGGTTGCCAATTCGCAAGATACGCCATTCTTACAATTGTACAAAAATACACAAATAGATGGCAAATTCCGATTATTGAGTTTCTTAAGCGCCGTTATCAGATCTAAAAAATGGATATAAAGAAAAAAATATGAAAAAAACACATTGTTACGAAAAAAATATTTATTTATTATATTTATACATATATATATTATTTACGACTATATTCATAAACTAACACATCGTCGTTGTTACTTTCAATAATATTATCAAATTTATCATATTTAGTTTGATCTGGTATATTTGTACAATGTGGATTATCCTGAGAATTATTGTCTACACCTTTAACTGGGCATGTGCATTGGCCAATATTATTTTTGCATGATTGGTTATTCGGTATGTCGATTTTTGAGGCAATTAATATACGAATATCGTCAACGATCATACCTTCTTTAAAGAAATCAACTATATCAAATACTGGATATTTCATTATTTTACCAAACCAACGATAGACATGATATTGTGCCATTTGATAATTGTATTCTTTCGAATTCCAAATATCATTTAACGAGTTAGTTTTTATGCCGCGATTTCGCAGCGATTCGCCAATTAAATCAATATTGCTACATACTAGAAAAAGGGTTGGTACATTGCGAATACTTTGGGCCAAATCTAAAGTTTCCAATAAGCCAGTATCGAGAGCCATGTTATTTAAAATTGGCCAAATAATAGTCTCATCGTTTGGTATTGAGGAATTTGCAAATATAAACATCAAATGATGGACATAATAAAATATTAAATTCGAGTACATGCAACGATCCCAAATTGAATTCGAACTCTTCACCATTAGATGGAATAGAATGTAATCTAAAGATTTCACTGGACGATGGTTATAATCGGATCCACATGAAATCTTCGGGAATAGTTCGTTGATTTTTAAATAGACTCGATTCAAACTCTTAGCCAACGAGCTCTTCGTTGTACCATTTTGCCCATCGATTGCGATCTCACTAAATTGATCCCAACCATCAAGTTGTTGCAATTGTTCTTGTATAGAAGGTCGCTCTCGATTGCATTCATCAATTCTATGTTGTTGACGTATAAATTCAGTGTTGTGTTTTCTCTTATGAGCCTTCTTACAAATGCGACGCCTAGATTCGATTGAATAATTGCATTTTGGCATTGGAATGTTAAAGTTCATAATCGAGTTGATCAACATTGGGTGTGTTTCGGGCACTGTGAAAAATAACAAACAATTGAAGGGTGGGGGGCTCTCAAACTAATTTTTTTTGAAATAATGTGATAAAATGTTTTTTGTAGATATACATGTATATATCTTAAAGTAATATGTGTGTGGATTGTTTTAAATGTATATGTAGTGAACGTTAAATTATTAAATATTAATCTTACCCATTTTATTAGATTCTTCCGGCATTGTCGTCATAATGTCTACTGAATTATACACAAATTTAGTACAGAATGCTAAATTCAAATACCCACGAGAATTTCGTACAGATATCAATGCTGAATCTCGACAAATTACGATTAATGGTGGTACTGAGACGATTTTAATATCAATACTTGGTATACCAGATGGTGTGTCACCCGAGACGAATGAAGCTTTAATACCGGTCGGAGAATACAAACGCCTCTATATATTCTCAGCTACGCCACTTGATAGCGACACTCTAGCGACTATTGACAGCTTCTATGGCCGAGTCGCATATCCAATTTTAACGACCGATGTTATTGCTGGCAATATTGAACAACAACCTTTGGTCAATTTTTACATGGTTAACGATGTTGACAAAAATTACGATATTAACGTGCGCAGTAATGAAACTAATGAGATTATTGGAAATCTGGGAGACGACTACGTGCGAGGGCAACCAAAATCTACATCAACATTTGTTGAATATCGCTACCTTGACCAACGACATCTCATTAGTAATATAGTTTACGATCCAAATACTGGAAACGTGTATAATATGGTGTTACCTAAACAACCACTATTGGTTATAATTATGCCTAAAAATTTCATTCGACTTGGACTCAAGCATGGGTATTTTCGTTTTGAAGAAAATAATATTATAGTGCGAGTGTATAGCAAATATATTTTATCGGCAAGTCTTGAAAATTTAGATGATAATGGTGAGATCACGGTATTTTCAGCAGACAACTCACGAATTCGCACTATAATTGAACGATTTTTAAATCGCATGGGCATCCATAAAATAATATCCAATGGTGACAATCAAATATATGGCTATGATCAATATTTAACAATGATCGTTGGTAGTGTTTCAAATACGGTGATGCCATAGTTGAATATTTATTAACCTTTTTTTGTACAAGTAATGTATTATTTTTTCTGAAAATTTTTTATTTTTGTACATTTAGTATAAAATAGCGTGTTTTAGATATTCGAGTGGCATTATAGGTACGATCGTTGATGCAGTTGGACTGAACGGCAAAAAACAAATTCAAGATGATAAATTACGATAGTTTGCTTGATTCGGATAGTGTGATGCCTAGCGAAGTTCATAAATATGGTGTCGTTATAAGTGTACCAACATTGTATGTGAACGCTGACGAAATGAATGGAGTTGATCGTATTGTATCCAATTTACGAGTGATCTCGTATGAAAAATTGATAGAATTGATGCCATACGCCATTGATATTAATGCGATGCCGAAATCGGTAGTTTCAGACAAATGCAACTATTTGATCAATTATTTGGTCGATCGTCTAAAAACTGATGACGCCAACACCTTTATGGAATTTATCAAGTTTAGTTCACGTGTAAGCAAAGATATGGATATCGATGAAGATTATTATGATGTTACAACTTCAGGTCTAAGTTTTGATATTATACGCCAATATGTTAATGATCCACATACTGGCATCTTGAAAGCTGCTGAACCAACAACACAATTTGGTTATCAATTATATTCACAAATACCAGATGGTCCACAATATGAGCAAACGGTTTTTGAAATACGTAATCAGACAAACGATACCGATTTTAATCGCATTCAATTGCATCTATCTCATTTCGAACGAACGTTGACATTTACCCCAGGATATGTATACAGTACAACGTTGAAATTGAAATGTTTAGCTCTATTCTATGTTGCATTATATTCAGAATCAAGACCTGTAACCGATTATTGTAGCAATGATTTAAAAGGAAATCTATTATCGTACATCTTGGATTGTGTTATTCGCAGCCGTATTATTCAAGCATGGCAACGTGATAATGCCACCAATAGATTGGCCAACGATATGGCTAAAAATTATGATTCTCGCATACCATACATTAAGATGTGCCAATTGAGAACGGCACGTGAACGAGCCCAACATTTTATTGATCAATTGCGCAACAATAAAGATTTGAAAAAGTGCCTACCACACTTAAATTATGACTTGTATGTCGAATGTTTGAATAAAAGTAAACTTTTGATCGATGGACAAACTTATTATCTGCTCAATAGTGAATTTATCTCTCACGTTGCTGTCAATTTACCCGATTTACAATCCATTAAATCGGTATACAATGAAACCGTTAAGCCAGAAACAGAATTGTGAAAAATTAAAATTATATTGTTATGGTTAATCAATAAAAAAAATATATTGCATATTATGTTTTGTTTTTGTGTATTTATTTATTTTGATGGGTACGATATATATATATATTGTATACAATAAAAATAATAATTCAAGACATGTTATTATAACCATTAAAAGAAATGTCAAATTTTGGATCCAGAATATTGCGAATTATAGCCTTAGCTTCATCGTTCAAAGTAACACTTGCTACAGCGGCCTTCATCAAAATTTGAGATAATAAATCTGGATTAAGATTAATTTGTTTGGTGATATCATCCAAAATTGCCGATTCTTTGCGCACAGTGTTGGTTTTATATTCGCTGACATCGGAAATGGGTCTATTGCTGTACAATCCGAGACGATTACAATCCTTCAATTCAATTGGTATGATTTTTTCGAAGAGACGCACATCTTTAAGATCACCAACTATACGAATCGGTATGTCGTCCATCAAAATTGTAAGTGATGGTCCTTGTGGTTGTGACGTTTGTTGTGATTGCAGCTGCTCTTCTTGTGGTTCAGAATTATTGTTTGGTATAGAAACCGCAATTGTTGGCATAATTGCTAATAAATATGATGCAGAACCAGAGATCGATACTTTATATTTTACAACAAGACTTTTGTCGTTACGATCATGCAAAGCCAAAATAACATTTTTATCAAGTATACCAATAGCNGCAGTCGTTAAATTTGATTTATGATAAATATATGAAGGTCCAAAACCCACATTCGGTTTTTGTATATAACTGCAATCATTGTTATTTGTACGTTGTTGTGTTGTTATAGTTGCCAATCTAATGCCTGGCAATATGCGTTGTATCAATTGTAGGCGTGAAGTATACGATTCGGGTAATGTGGTTTTTCCATTTAAACTGCATTGCAAGACATCTATTACACGAATTTTGACAGCAAACATAATATCCAATAGCATATAATCGCCTTCGTTCAATTTAGATTCTTCGCGCAATTTAGTAGTAAATTCACGTTCTGTGTTAGTTGTAGGCGCGACAAAAATTGTTCCATCATATATCATAACTATATCTTTTGTAATCAAAACAAACATTTGCTTGTTGTTTGTAATCATTATTTGTGAATAGTCTTCTCGATGTGTACACTCAATATCTTGGATGTGTGGTTTTGGTGTAAATTTAATATTTAACGATTGTTCGTACATATTTGATGGTATTGTAATTTTTTTTTGGATTATAAATTTCAATGCTTGTATATCACCAATATCACTACGTGCCATACTACTAACAAATATGTCAAAACCTTTGGCATATTCATATAAAATGCTACCATTGAGCAGCTGTGCCATCGTTTTGCCACGTTTATCTGCTTTCGGTATGGCGTTTGTCTCAATAAAATCAGAAGGTTTAATAAATTTTATATGAGTAGCGAGAAAATAACGCAACAATTCTTTAGGAAATATAAATGTAGCATTTTGATTTTCGAACCATACAAATAACTTGTTCATAATGCAATTGTACACTTTCGACTTGAAATTATCAGAGCTGTTTGGTGGTATTCCGACACTTGTGCTGTTTTCATCAAATTTTAAATATTTAGCAGATGAACAATTATCAACATAGGTTGAAATTGGCCTCTTAAAGCTCATTTGTTTTGTTGCATTGTCGAATATCATTTCATCGTAGATTTCATACAACAAATGTACAAATTGCATCAAATTAATTGAAATTGTTGGAGCTTTGCGTTTGCGACTATCAAGGGACATGATATTGTTGGATATATTATTGACATTTGTATTTATCGTGTTACCATTATTTGGGTTTGTTTGTAACATAGTCGCTTGTTGTATTGGTGTTGATGATGATGATGATGGTGGTGGTGATGGTTCCGACATAACAACATCTACAACTGCCAATGGTATCANTGGTGATGGTGATCTGGATGACGATTCCGGAGATGATGGTATATTTGTTTCTGGTGCTGGTTTCATCATAGTGAATTCATCATTAAATACAAGTCCAGTAGTAGCCATTGCTTGAGTCAATTTTCGGTTATCTTGGCGTATTATATCAGCTGGGTTTGTTATTAAATTTGGAGTAGAACGTGCTTGAAGGTTCTCTGTTGGATTCAAATTTATGACTGATGGTCGAGTTTCTAGTTGTTCCGATCCAACCGTGTGGCGTCTCGAATTATTTGTTTTTTTTAGGGAATTACGATTATCTATGGGTGTTTCAGTAAAAGTAAAATCCATAATGCTTTCATTTTCATCATTTTGTTTGATATTGTTATCGGTAATATCAATGTTATTATTACGAGTAACCCCATTGCAATTATTATCAAAATTATGAGTAGACTCCTTAGAATTAGTCATAGTGGTGTTATTATCAACATTTATTGTTGATGTTGTTTTTGTTGCAATATCATTGGATTTAATATTATCAGTTTGAGTATTAGCAACAGATACAACGTTGTTGCTGATAGCTTTAATATTTATTACATCAGGTGTAGTGATGGTATCCGTTATAATAACAATGTCGTCAGTTCCTGTAGTAATAGTATTGNTGGTAGCAATATCGGTATTAGTAGTAGTAGTAGCGGTAGTGGTGTTTGTAACATCGACAGGAGTAACAATGCTACTAATGTTTATAGNTGCCGTATCAGTTATATTACCAGTAGTTGTTGTTTCAGTATTGGTGGTGGTGGTTGTTGGTGTAGTTGTTGTTTCAGTATTGGTGGTGGTTGTTGGTGGTGTTGTTGTTGTTATTGTTGTATCAGTATCAAGAGAAACAATAGCAGTAGTAGTAACAGCAGTAGTAGTCGCAGTAATGGGATCATTACTAGTAACATTAGCGCAAATTTTGAGATTACTACCATCAATATTGTCATCATTAGATTCAATTGTTGTTATATTTGAAGATGTCTCGCTATTCGTAGTAGTAGTAGTAGTAGCGACGACAATAGTATCAGCATTAGTCGTAGTAGTAATAGGAGGAGTAGGAGGGGTAGCATCAGTAACAACATTCGTCGACGGAGCTGTAATAGCAGCAGCGACTGCGACCATGATATTTTTAGTCAACAACATAACGTTGTTACCATCAACATCGTCCTCGTCATCATCTTCGTCCTCATCGTCATCTATACCAGTCGGTTCGTCATCTTCCGAATGATCATCTTCATCAATGTCATTACCATTAATAATATTGCCACCATTTTCATCATTATCGTTGTCGTCGATTGCCACAGAAGAAGAAACAGCAGTAACAGGNGCCGATATTGGTTCGTTGGGTGGCTCTCTTATAATCACTTCTGGTTCAACAGGGGCTTTAATATGTAAAGAGTTTTCGCTACCAGTCTCAACCATTTTTTCATTTTTCATTTTTTCAACATTTGTTGTGATTGTTACCGAGTCAACATTGTTATTATTATTATTATTATTTATAGTTGTTGTGTTTACAGATTGTCCCTCGGATTTTGCACCCTCCATAATTTTATATCTCAAATATCAAAGTTTCAAAAAAATGATAATAACGATTTATTAAACAATTATTAAAACAAGAGTGTTCAAATGGCACTCTCAAGAGTTACTGAAAACGCTGCACTTATATACTAGAATATTTATAGGAATTTTCCAACATCGATATCAGTTAAATCATTTCGAATTTTATATAAACTTGGATGTCTGAGCGATTTGTTGGAAGTTAATTTATCAGCAACCAGAGTCACAATAACACGATTGTAAAAATATCCAGTTGTTGGATCTGACATGAGTTTCAATTTATTTCTCAAATTATAATTTATACCCGATGAAACGTTAGTTACGTGCACATAACGAATATTGTGTGGTTTTTTCGTGCAAATCTCTTTTGATAGTCGTTTCATCCAAATATCGGTAATAGCACCAGATACATTTTCACAACCACACTGCGCTAAATAATATCCGCAATCCAAAATGTTTAAAATCCCATTGCAATCTTTGATAAATCGATGAGCATATAATTCATATTCTTCCAAATGGTCTCGCAGGTGCAGCACTTTGACTTTTAGCCATATCCTAGAATCACAAACGTATGACTGATCCAACGATTTAAGCATTAAACCTTCGCCACCAGATTTTGTTATACGATCAAAATGTCTCATAATTGTTGGTATATCAATACATTCATGGTATTTGGAAATTCGCACATTATCAGTTTCGCAAATAATGCGGTCGAGCAAGCGTTTACGTTCATCTAAAGCTTTACAACGCACATCGTAACCATTCATCATTTGGATGTCAAATATACGATATTGGGCTTTCAGCGCATTCCTATTACCAGTATCACAGATGGAAACAATATCATCACCACGCATATAAACCAATTCACCATCAAATATACAATTTTTGTAACCAGGATTCAATAATATAGATCCACGAAATATTGTTGATTTTTTCAAGTTTCGTGTATAACAGACGATATTTGTTTGATTATCATAAACAACGGTTAACAAACGTTCACCGTCATATTTTTCTTCAAAAATCCAATTTTTTGGTTCAAAATCGTCGAAATTTGTAATTGGTTTAGCGAGCATTGGTCGTTTGGGCATGACGACCCGGGGTATTAACATGTTACAAAGATTGGTCATGTGTTTTTGTTGAGGTTTGATGTGGTTTTTATTGTCGATATTACGTCGATTGTTTTCTAGATTAGGTTTGATAGTTCCATCTAAAAGTTTACGAATCGTATATATGAGCATTTTTTATTATTATTGAAAAAAGACCATTGTTTGGGTTTCGTCAAATATATATATGTATGTATAGTTTATATGGATACATTTGCCATATGTACGTATATAATTTATTTATACATATACATTAAAGTTGAACGTTTTTATTGTTTAAATGGGAAAGGGAGAGATAGAAAATAAAAATGATATTATTCCGTTTCATTTTAAATGTTTTAAATACAAACCTAATGTTTCAAATGTTTTTGTTGATTCTGCTTCTGATGTCGTTACTACGTCTAATGTCGGTTGGGTATCTTCAAAATTTAATGGCATAATATTTGATTTTAAATTTGTATGACTCGCAATGTCAGAATTAACAATTGAGATATCGTTTATAATATTGTCACATCTTTTTTTGGAAACGTCTTGATCGTACGTGTAGTATGGTCGTTTTTTCGCTATTTTGTTTTTATTCATAGCTGCTGTAGCGCTTTTAGCCAATTTAATTTTAAACATATCAGATGTATATGATCGTTATTTCTTGATATATATATTATTTATACATGTTAAAAGAAAAAAGAAACGACATTAAAATATGATTAAATATGTATGGTGTATATATAAAATCACCTGATCTTCTTGTTAAAAACAACTGTTTGTAGTAGGGAAAAACGCTCAACCACTTTAACAATCTAATATTATAACTTGAATATAAGCTATAAACGATATATGTATCTATCGGACAATGGTTGATTAGTTAATGTGATATATAAACTGGATGTTTGTCAATTATAAGAAGGAGTTTTTTTTCTCGTGCTATGGATAGTGGGAGGGACGGTCCATTGATATATATATATATATATACATATACACGTATATATATATTATAATGATTTTTTTTTGTAATATACACATACCTTTGAGATGATGACTTAAGTATCAGTACTTATTTAACCAGCGACAGTACTGGTTGTCGTTTGTTTGATAAGAATTTAATAAAAAAAACAGTAATAAGGAAAAATGTTAGCATCACCGAAACCATTGGATAGCCCATCGTTTATGGATGATATTCAAAACTGGACGAATGATGCTAACGACAAGTACTTTACACCCATAAGCCCAATATACGAACCAAGCACACCACCTCGATATAAAAATGAGACATTCGAACCTATGCAATTTGAAACTGGCAAAATTGGAGAGACATATACCACGACACCATTGCGTCGTAAACGTATTTATGGTGATGAATTTAAAGAGTTGACCATTCTAAAAACAGAACCCAAAGCAAAAGTTTTAAAGTTGGAACAACCGAGACATCATATTTTGTCATCTTTCGATATCGACCAACAACCTGTTGTACCAGCGCACCAATATAATTATATGCATACATCTAATAATACAAATTCGAATGTAGACCTCATTAGTAATCCACAAGTTGATATCGCAACTCAACATGCTCAACCTTATTTGGACACGTGCCAACAGGTAGACCTTTCGTCGCAATTGCAGATCTCTGACCAACAGAAACTCAATCTCCATACATACAACTCACATTCGAATGTTCGACATGGATCACAAACTGCAATTAATTCTGGACTTTTGGTTGATGGTGGTATGACGAAACATCAATTTGATTCGACACGTGTCCCAATACCGACGAAAACGATGCGAAATTTTGTTATTAAACATTTATCGCTAGATAAATTACCACAAATGTGCGATAATTGTTTTGGCATCGAATGTATATGTAATTATTTTTATAAAAAAACACATTAAATGTGAAAGAAAAATAAATTTTAATAAAATTTATATTTATATATTATACATTAATTATATTGATATTGAATCTATTTGATGGTTTTTTATTAGATTGACATTCATTATTATAACCATGATCCATAGAGCATTCTCCAAAATTCAATAAATTATCATCAGATGTCATCGTTAGAAACGTTTTTTGCACATTTGCTTGGGCGTTCATATCGTTGGTCATTTTTGGTAGATAAATATCAACGCGTCGACTTTGTAGCGCGTATGTTTTACTCAACAAATATCTCAGAGTTTCCACCATCGTGCTGATATTCATTTGGGTTGTTTGTTGATTCGGGAAGCGATCGTAGATTAAAATCCCATTTTCATACAAAATAACATCTCCCAAAACACCAGGTTTATAAATCGAACCTGTAAGATCGAATGCTTCGCCATTGATATTTGCAAATTTTACAAACATGATGTTGGTTACGAATAAATGATAAATGTTTCGAGATTTACTATATATATACGTCCATTAGTTTTTTTTAACACTAAATATCGATAGCAAGAAGCAGATAACATAAAAAAAACTTATTATGACATAATATCATCTAAACTATAAATATTCGATATATTAACGTTATTGCTACGATCTGATTGTTGGTTATTACCATCAACAATCATATCCCCTATTTGCTGATTGGGTACTAACATTTGTGTTTGCATCAACTGTTGTTCACTCAATCTCTGTAACTCGAGCTGTTGTTCTTGCAATAAAGTCTGTCCCAATTGTTGTTCTTCTTGATTTATTGCATCGACTATCATATCCGTAGAGTTATTTTCATCAATTAACAACGCTGAATTGTCCATTATGTCATTATTAATGTTTGCAGTTGAATTATCATTAATATCGGTATTAATTTTACCCAGGTTAATTAAATGTGGATTATTAATTTGAGTGCTCGGTGATTGTTCACGTTTCAGTTGGTTTTGTATTGTACGATTTATAGTTGAGGCGATTTCATCAAGTCTAAGCCTAAAAATGGCATCTTGCGGACGCAAAGCTGTAATGATTTTATGAACACGGAATGCCAATAAATATATATTTTCAGGTTCTGTAGCCTGTTGTGCCAGAGATTCGATTAATATATGTGGCACATTCGATGATACAATCTCATTGTATAATTTTTTCATTTCAGCATATCTTGGAGAATTGCGATATACACTATCAATATATGTATTAATTGCGTCAATATTTTTAGCTGTAGCCGCTGTATACAATGTTGTATTGAGAATACCACGCATTCGCTCAAGAATATATTCTTCATTCTTTCGCGGATCTTCCATTTTCATAGTGTATGGTTTGTTAACAGATGGTAATAAATTAACGGGTGCCGTTGTTAAATTATAATTAAGTGGCGATGAATTGATCAAATACGATAGTTGTTTTTGAACTCGAACTAATGGCGAATCTGTTTGACCTAACATTTCAAATGCTTGTGCTAAAGTATTTAAATTTAACTCCTTACGATCACCATAACGTAGAATACCGGTACTCAATTCTGTAGTTTTGAAACTAATATTTTGCATTTGACTTCGTATGCGAACATCGCTGGCCAACAATTTAGTTGTCTGACGTTGTATAAATCGCGATTTAGTTTGATTTTGCTTGGCGATAGTCACAATGTTTTCAGGAAGACCACTCCCATTAACAAATGATTCGGCCAAATATGATGTCTCAATACGTGATGCGATGTTTGTATAATTTGCAAATGATTCGGTTAAATCAATGGTTGAATCTTGAAATTCTGAATACCACGCATCGAGCGAACGTTTAGATTGTTCAATTTTTGGTATTATAGCATTAAGACGTGTGAACAACTGTGCATCCAAATCAACATCACCCAACGTTACGCGCATTTCAAAATCTGCTTCCATATCATGCAACCACTGTCGAAACGAATCAATCACATTTTTAACTTCGTTACCAATAATATCCAGATTTTGACGAAGCAGCTCAATATTCATGAATGAGAAATCCAAATTGAATATGTTACGTGAATCTTTACCATCGATGGCGTTGCGAAATCCACCAAAATCATTATTAAATGAAATACCCTCGCATGTAGTTAAACCACAAGTAAATCTTCGATCGTTGCTTGTTATAGGTATATTCACTCCAGAAGCGTTCTGGTTTGCCGTCGTCGTTGGTCGATTTGATGTGAATGTTGTCGACATTATACCTTCAGACACATCGCCCATACGATAAACCGTACGATTTCGTGTTGGACCTAATGCTGCATCCATTTGTAGGTTTTTTTGATGTTGTTTCTATAACTACCTTTAAAAAAAATTACCACAACAATAATAATACAAAAAAGACAAACAATTTTTCAAATTCAAATTTATTGAGTTTATTTATTATTTTCAAGCACAATCAACGTTAGTATCATTATCAATTTTAAACTTCTTAGCAATATCATTATTACAAGTATCGTTATTATTAGAATCGAAAGGAGCCTTTTCATCGGTATTTGATCCATCGTTTGAATTTAAAAAGTTTTCATTTAAGAAATCAAACTCGCTATCGTTGTCGCAGTTAGAATTGTCTTCCGTATTAATCCCTTCATCGATTTTCTGAGAGCACTGCTGGTCCGATTGTATAAACATGAATGCTCGAGTTGTTGGAACTATTGGTTCATGCATCAAACCATTGGGGCAAACTATATTGCTAATATCCAAATATTTGGGTAATCGCGCATGCAAATATTCGTTTGTACCTGATAATTCTTTACAACCCCAACGACCGATTGATCTATAGGCATGCACCGTCATATTGCTCATATTATAGTCGTGTCGAACCGTTGGTAGTGCATGTCTATAGACAATTGCAAATTCGGGTTTAATGGTTTTCGTTATATAATCAAGAACAAAATTGAAAAATTTGGCCATACCAGAAACAATCACTTTGGGGTCGGTGCAAAGAAACCATGCCAAATCAATATATAATCCATCATACAATTCCTTATACATTAAATTCTGAAGAAATGTATAAAAATTCCACGTAGATCGCTCAATATCGCTAGCCGTTTTGTTGCGTTTAGATCGTCGCTCGTCACATCGATCTGTATTGGAATCGACAATGGCCAAACCATTAATTCGTGAGGAAAATACTTTAACGGCACATCGATTGTGGTGGGCGTTAAATATTTTACGATACATTTGAAATGCAACGGTCATATTTGGATCGTTTTCGTCTGGTTTTGTATTACCAAAGCTCTCCAAATAATCATCCATAAGTTTCCATAAAATATGCCATTCGAGCACATTTAACGGCGATCGATCATTAAAATGGGGTATAGTGCCCAAACTAGTGTTGATTCCCGAACAAATATAACCCAACATTGATGGCCCAAATGTATTTGGGTTTTGTATACGATGGTTGCGTTGAACTTTGGTAATCAATCGTCCGGTAGCATTCAATATCGACGATTTCATTGTACATGATGTACCATCAATACACAATGTATGCGTTTTAGCTTTAAGTTTTCCAGCATAATCAACTCGACTCAGACAAATGTCAAATACTTCCTGCTCAGTTAGACAATTCGATATTGTAGATTGCTCCATGTTGCAAGTTTTTTTTGAATATATATATATTTAAAATACTTTTTTGTTTTTTTTAAAATTTCAACATTAAAAGTGTAAACTTGTTGACCGTTAAGCTTGTTAAATTGACTACACTCGAAGTGAACGCGTTAGTTTGAGGACTGACTATCATATATATACAAATAGTACACACAAACACATGTATTGATGGTCACATTCATACTTAGATGATTGAATAAAATAAATATACGTATATATATATAATATATAAACCATGGCAACATATACGTTAACTGATATCGCTAATGCACAAATGTTTTCCAAAACAAACTATACAATACGTGTTATTCGTAGAATGGCAGAAAAATATCCACATATTGGCACTTGGATCGAATATAATATTCGAGATGCAACCATGGATGATTATTATATTCCAGCAAATCTACGAAATTCATGTAAAATGATAGATGTTAAAATTCCCGAAAGTCTCTGTTCGCGTCTATCATGCAACGCTATGAAGGAAAAATCAAAATGCACGCCAGAAGAAGAAGCTAGTTATTATCGAGTTGGTGATGATGGCTTTGATTTACAATGCCAACCAGCTTGTTATAATACAATTAAAGAACCGATTAATACCAAAACAAACAACCCTCGACCACAAATGCCAACTTTAATCTGGAATACACAACAAAACGCTTGTCGTCTGGTAGATACATCGACAATGGCTTGGCTAGAAAAACCATTTTATCGTTCCGATACGAAATATGAAAAACGTAAAAACGATATGCCTACGGGTTTTTCAAGAACCATAGATACCGTAAATCCATTTGGCACTGGCGTCACTTACAAATTGAACAATACCTATTGTGAATATTATGACAAGATACTTAACGATGAAGGTATGTGCGACGAAAGTAAGCTCGATTCTGTTTTAAATGTCGTGATTGGTATGGGTACAATCAATGCAGCTGCCTCTGGCATACGTGTATTAACTAATAATGGGATACCATTTCCGTTACCACAAAACTTACCACCAATGCCAGAACAACTTGATCCAAAATTTAAGCTTGATGTATGGAAGGCTACAATTAACGACAAATTTATTTTGCCCGAATTAATTGATACAACACCACAAGCTCCAGATTCAAAACTGATTGATGAGCATACCGATGCCGCAAATCGAGAATTCAAAAATTTCTATCACAATGATCACGAAATATCAAAAGATGTAGCAAAACGACGACATGCTGAAATCCATGGAAATTATAAAATTTCAAATTTTACACGTTTAAAGATGGGATTACCAACTGAAGATATTGAGAATGTACACATTATGCACTCAAGCGAATTCAAATTCAAAAATCCTGAAGAAATTATTATCGCTGCAGAGGAAAAACACGCACCAAAACTTCGGCGACAAAAACGCAATGCCGATGGAATACCCAAGGATGGCAAAGATGAGTTAAATAATCAACAAGAACCAAGTAAACGACATCCTGTAGTTGAACGTATAATGATGATATTGCAAGGCTTACTTAAATCATTATTCAACGGCAATTTAGCCAAAGTTCATTATGCCAATAAGTTAGTTTCGTATATGTTCAAAAAGCTCAAATCTACATGCGTTCGTATCACCGAACGTTTAACCGTATTCCTTGGTAAAGGTCTACTCAAATTGAGTGGTTCAATTGGCGAACGTGTCTTTGGTACTGGTTTAATGAATGTTGTGGTCCGTGTTGTTGGGCGAACCGTAGTCAATTTGGCAGCAAAAAGTGCGATTTTGTTAGCCAAAATTGTGGGCGCTGCATCTTCGGTTGTTGGTTGGATACTTCTCGGTACAATGTTAATGGATTTTGTATTTTTATTTTGGGACCCATTTGGTTATCAAAATATGGTCCCAAAACAATTTCCCAACGAATTCAATCGTCAGGGTGAAATGTCATTGCGTAAACTTCTTAATCAACCCGATCTTACATACACATTCGATCATTTGGTCGCAGTTCTGTTCGATAATCAAGAATTAATGGTTCTACAAATTGAAAGTTTAACGGATACATTGATTTATTTGGATTCGTTGGTTGTGAATTCGGAGGGCTCACGAATTGACAAAGGGCCCGAAATCATGTTAGATTCTAAAAATGGTTTGGATGGTTACAACGAAGGTGTTGCCGAAGCTATGACTGAACGTGTAAAATATAACAACACAATGTTCCATGAATATAATAAAAAATTTATGGTTCGTGTCGAGACTAATAAATATTTAAATTACGCTGGCGCTATAACATTGTTAACTTCGGGTGTATTGTACTTGTTGAGTTTCAATATAATTTGTTTGATATTTCTTTTCATAGCAATTTTGCTTCTTGGTATAGCTCGCATGGGTTTGGAATTAGATTGGTTTGTAGATCTAATGTTAAAATATCGTCGAAATACCAGCATTTACGAACCAGCTGGTTTTCCAGAAATTTAACTTTATACATTCAACTAGTGGGTTGTAAGGAAAAAAAACGTATCAAAAATAGAAATATATATTCATTTTTTTTAACCCATTCAAAATGTTGAGAACCAAACTTTAAATTATATAGTAAAATGCAATAACGTAAATCATTATAAAACAATATAATATCTAAACCTTTAACAAATTTTCAATATTTTATATGCCATTATAACAAAATTTCAAATTTAAAAATCGTTTAAGTCGATTTCATATAAAATTTTATAGTTAAAAAAATTTTCTGTTGTCTGATTGTTGGACAAGTTTTGGTTCCCGGAGGAAACTTTGAATATTTCTTTTTTCACACATACACACACATACATACACTCTCTCTCATTTATAATAATTTGCAATTACAAATACTTTCATCCGGTTGAAAAAAAAATTACTTCTTAGTCACCTTTATTCCGGTAACATAATATTTGGTTCCCCATTATTATACAACTTTTCTTCTTTTTAAAGAAATACATATATAGTTAACAACATACCAACAATAAAAAATTGTTACGATTACAAAACCACTGTCGTCCCATCTACCATCTTAATTGCACAAAGAAATATATGCGTAGGTATAAAACATTTGGAATGGGATACCTTGCAACGAGGGAAAAATTGCATGTCAGATGCATAACATTCATTTAAAGTTAATTTTTCTGTTGAACTTTTTGATGCAATTATGGTAGCCGTAGTTGTAGATGTAGAAGCAATGATTGTGGTATTTTTTTTCTGGTTGAAACAATTAATGCCACTACAACTATCACTATTGATGCTACTAATACGAGTTGATGGTTTTCCATGTTTATCGCTTTTGTTATTTTATTTGGTCACTGATTTTTTTTGTGTCTATGCATTTGGGGAAATTGGAAAAGTTTGTCTCAAAGTGCATAGGTGTTCATAGACATATATGTATATATATATTTTAACTGGGAATCTAGAAGTTTTAACCATCGAATCGCATCGTTTACAAAATAAATGTATAACTATTATAAATAGAGAAATGTAGTATATATTAATACGAGGTAGAAAACCAAAATTTTCAACACAAGTTTATAACATCTAATATGTTGGTATATGCATATATATAAACATGTGTATATTTTAAATACATATTTATATAAACACGTGCTTGCATGATTTGAAAAAGTGATTAGATGAGATTTTGTCAAGAATAAAATCGTGAATTTATATGTTGTATTTGGAGTCTATTGCGCTCACTGATGTTTGTTTTGTTATTTTGAGGCTTTAGGCTTTTAGTTGAAGGTTAGAATCTAAGAAGATTATGAATATAAATATACATATCCATCTTCCCTCTTCCTCAAATGTATTTTTCCCTAGATATTCAACAAAACGACTGTGCGTGTTTAGCAGTGGTCATCGAGGATAAACATTTAAATTCGAAAATTTCACCCAATTAATGTTTTTCCGTTAAAAAATTGTAATATTAATAAAATAACTATAAACACAGTATGTCATCGTCTGATGGTGATGTTAATTTTCAAAACTCTCAACCACAAACCACGATGCAGCAACCGCAAAACTTGTTGAAGGATGCCACAACAACTTCTGGCAAACGATTCGTTGATTATGATTTTTCTAATGATTCATGCAAGTCGTTTTCTCGTATTGCGATTATCATTTTGATTATAATTTTCTGCATTGTATTACTCGTTGGTATATTTTCGAAATCGATGCCTACAATATACGTTGTTTCGTCTAGTAACGCAAACCCCAAACCATTCGGTAAGAATTTTATTTAAAAATGATTGATAAATTTTACACATTTAACATTGATTTTGTGAATTGTGAAACTAACGGGCATATATATATGTATACATTAGCTGAAGAATCATATCCTGACAATGATGTAGAAACTCCAAAATCACGCAAGAAGCGAAATATTGAGACTATGTCCGAATCAGGTAAAACCCTTAAAATTTATTAAAATAACAGTTTTAATATATATATACGCGCTTTTTAACCATCCATCATAGTTGGAAATATCATTTCGATTTGAACTTTATATAACTAAATTTAACTTCTTTTCAGACCAATAAATAACATTCAGCATTTTATATCCTCCTACACACACACATACACACCCATATATATATGCATGCGATAAATATATATATATCCCACACACACACTTTAATGTATATTCGCATATATACACTTAACTGCATGGATGTGGAAAAAAAAATAACACTGATATCATAAAATGCACAGCACATTTCGCATCTATAATCAAGCGTATATAAAAAAATAAAATTTTAGTTTTTATAATTTATAAGATATTCATCAAAAATCAATAAAACGTTTTGATTTTTTGCAAAAAAAAATAACACAATCAGATATAATTATAAATCATTTAAGTATCATTGCTCCAATCTGACATGAAATTAAAAAAAAACATTCATGATAACACAATTATTTATAATAATTTCAAACAGTTTTCAATTTGATTTTGTTTTTCATTGAACGTTCGTTTTGTATAATAAAAAAACATGTATTATATACTTAAAAGATTTGAGTAGAAAATGTCTATCCAAATGGATTGTTTATGATTCTGAATCTACAGATGTTAGTACGAATAACGACGATAGCGATGCTGTTGCTGCTTCTGCTGCTGATGATGATGGTGATGATGATGGTTATGGTGTTGATATTAACAAATGTGATGTCGTTGCAACAGAAAACGAGGATGTTGATGGTGGTGATGATGATAATGATAACAACAACGATCGACCAATATCTGGATGCGATGCTAGACTGTCAAAACCTTATGACTATAGGGATCATATATATGGTGATGTAGTTGACAATATGAAACCTCCAACATTTGATACTTCTCAACTTGGTTTAACGAATAAAACTAACGATACCGTTTCTACTGCAACTATCACAAACAATATTAACCCTATCGAATCTAAATCAATAATTTCTCGAATGTCGACTATAAAATCACGTTTAACGAACAAACGTCCAAAACATCAACATTTTTATTCTATGCTACCTCCGTCTGCAAATGCTGAAATGTCAAATTTATCAGAAATCACAACACCTCATAAAAAAATATTACAATTGAAAAATAAAAATTGTGATTTACCCAATAAAACTAAATTTCATGCTTTACTATCAAAAGTTTTGAATGTTAAACGTAAAAAGAAGAACAATTTGAACAGAGACCGTATAATTGTATCTGAACCAATGGATTGTCGTGTTATTGATGATGGTTCCAAAATTACAGCAAATCTCAATGGTATGATGTGTATTATAGAAAAACACATTAACTCATCTATGCAATATATATGGTGGAGGCAAAAAATATACAACTATAAATCTTTAACATGTTTTTATGACTGCTTGATGTTTTTTTAACATTAGTTATCACAAACAGTTGTAAAGATTTCGTTATTTGTAATCTTTCATAGTTTGTGCGAGTGTGTGTGTCTGTATATAATATATATATGCATAGACGGGTAATGATATTTTCTAAAAAAAAAGCAATTTAATTCTCAAAAATACATTTGTCTAAATCGTAGGTCCACATTCGGAAATTGCACGTTTGGTGAGAAATGATGAAAATTTTATAAATGCAAAGAACAAAAGTCCCGAAGGTGGCATCGATACTCATGAGAACCTTTATCAAAATACCATGCAGCGAAAATTATTTATGGATAATATGGCCAGCGCACCTCCGCTAGATGAAGATGATGATACTATCGAAAAATCATCTTCACAAGTTATAAATGATATGTCATTTGCAACGCAACCTTTGCCACCTACACCAGTTATATCGCCCGAATACGACATCCCAGAAAATATCGAGAGCGCTACTGAGTGCCCTGAAAATATATATGAAGAAATTCCAGGAGATGGTTATTCTGATTCTACATTTGATAGCGATTCAAATTAAATATGTATATTGCCTCTGTCAAACAGAATGTTTTTAATTGAAAAAAAATTAATATTTGTTTTTTTGCTCCAATCTTGTATTTAATATATAAAGAATTTCAATTTGAAAATATTTTCTACCTTCTTCTACGAAAACGTGTTGATAATGTTCGTTTTCCTTAGCATTCGTGTGCCGACGAAATATATATTTTCTTCCTCTCTTCGATGTTTCGTATTTTTTTTAGAATTTTAGGCGTCTGACGTTTACGAGCGTTTCATATTATATATATATACAATCACTCGCATAACCATCGTGTGTATATATTTTTAACCAACAATATAGCAGCAATAACAATAAGAGTAAAAAAAATACCATTTAAGATTGCAACTTAAAGTTATAATTCGCATTGCATTTTGTAAGTCGATGTTTTGATAGTGGATGAAGTGGTCATATTGTTTTTTCAATATTGTATAATATGTTATCATATGGCAATTTAAATCTTCCGTCTGTGATTTTTGTATCATAACCAACGACGTTGTAATTTATATCAAAATATACTCTAAGGTACAATATTCCTTGTGGTATAATTTTATTATTAATCACATATATTTTGTCTGGCTTATAATGTAACTTGCACGATTCGATATTTAAGCGCTCTAACGTTGCTGAATGCACAAATTGATGACAAGTTCGGTCGTATCGACATAAATATATCTTACTTTCTGTATGACCATAGCCCAAACATAAAACTTTATAATCAGCCATTTCCAAGTTCATATGCAATCGGTTAATGTCGCAACTTTTATCTAATGGTATAACTTTTAGATCCAACATGTCAAACGTATATAGTAAATTGAATAATATATACGAATTTCGACGATGGTCGATGTGTTTGATGGTTTTTGGAGATCGTAAATTTGATGTATTTAGCCTATCATTGCCATTTTCGAGCATTGACAATTGATGCAATGATGGTTCACATAGAATATGTTTGCGATGTCGTCTGTAAATTCCGATTATTGAATCATATATGTCTTTATTTTTACGATATTCTTTAAACAAATAGTCTATAGATTTTAGATTATCGGGTATGGATAAGATCTCATTGCCGTTGGCTATTTTTTTAGCATAAATAATACGTTCCTCGAATGGTTTACTCAATAGAACCATCTGTTTATAACGATATACATCAACAATATACATGCGCCAATTTTGTCGATATTGCCAATAACGCCATGAACGTGTATTGCCATATGAATCGGTTGGTAATATAACAGCTTCAAAGGTGCATGGCTCCTTTGAACGTAAATTGTATGCAAAATTTGCATATAGATCACCAAACCTATTAAAACATTTAGTTTCTGTTGGACTAGAATATACAACTAAATGTATACCATGAAAATAAGGTTGATATATAAAATTCGACGCATCATTTCCCAAATTATTATCAGACTGCCAATAATTCAATTCAATGGTCGGAAATTGTCTTGGCTGTGGTACAACTAGAAAATGAAAATTTCTTGGATCATTGTCAATAGTTTGTGAGAATGTTAGATTTTTGTAAAACAATAGAAACTGTTCTATTAAAGTTTGATTGTTTTGTCGGCCATTTATGTCGTTGCGATTTAATTGGAAATTATCATTGAATAGCAAGTATCGTATATTAGTTAGTAGCGAGGCGTAACTAAAAGTACCAATGTTATGATTTAAAATTCGAGCATACACACTTGTCAGACGATGGTCTATGGATTTATTATTTTTGTTGTCTTTGGTGTCGTTTCCAAGTTTATGCGATTTTGTTATTTGATCATTTCTCAAATCGTTCATAATATTTGTTATATTAATATCTGGGTATCGTTTCTCTCCAACATTCCACAAATTACGATATTTCGTATTTAAATGTTGTGTGAATTTACTACCATCGTTTCGATTCCAAAATATTGAAATTTCACTTCGTACGAGGGTATTATCGTTTGACGATATCATAGTATTTGAATCTTTTGTAGACCGCTGAATATTAAGATTATTACTAATGTCATCAAAATCATCACCATCAGTGTTGTTGTTGCTGCTGGCTTGTTGATTCGTCGATTGTGATTCGGGCATTTGATATTGGCGATTTGAAAATATTTCATTATCAAATTTATAATAGTCCACACAACGTTCGATGCGTAAAGTTTTAAATTTTGAGATTGGTATATAAATATCATCATCGTAATCACTATTATTGTTATTGACATCGTTAATATCGTTATTTATGCGACGTTTTTTGTTCGCTGGTCGATTTATTGAAGAAAAATCAGCTATTTGATTATCATCCAAGTGTATGGCCAAACGTTTGCGCGACTTTGTTACATTCTCCAAAACGTATAGAAATTTTGCAAACTCAATGGGATCGTAAGACCGAATGATTTCCCAGATTTTCACATTCGAAGCTTCGTAGTTGTTATATATTGTGAAAATATCAGACA